ACTTGCATCGTGTAAAGAAATCTGATAGAGTGTATGTTGTGGAGTCATCGTTTGATGCTATCAGGCTAGACCAACTAGGAATGCCTGCAGTGGCAACACTAGGCGCAAATGTCTCTAGCAAACAAATAGAATTGCTTCAAAAGTATTTCAATAACATTATTGTTATTGCTGATAATGATGAGGCAGGTGGAAACATGAAAGACAGGATAATTGAAAAACTTGGATCTCGTGTTTCTATAGTTAAACTAAATAAACAATATAAAGATATAGGCGATATGACTGATAATGAAATAAAAGATTTAGACTTTTCATTTGACAAATCTATAGAGTCTATGCTAAACTAATACAAACACACAAAGGAGAAAACTATGAGCGTTATTAAGGGACTAAAAAATATCAATGCCCTGCTCGATAAACCAAAATATGAAAACGACGGACCAAAGATCAAGTGGCTAAAACTTGCTGATGGTCAGTCAGTAAAAATCCGTTTCATTGAAGAACTAGATGAGGACTCTGCTAACTATAGTGATAGCCGTGGACTTGCTCTTGTTGTCAAAGAACATGTTAATCCAAAAGACTATAAGCGTCGTGCCGTAGACACTATGGAGTCAGAAGGCCGTGACTGGGCTGAAGAAATGCACCGTAAAGATCCAAAGGCTGGATGGCGTGGCCGTCTTCGTTTTTATTGCAATGTCCTAGTCGACGACGGTATTGAAGCACCATATGTTGCTATCTGGTCAATGGGTATCAGCAAGCAATCATCATTTAATACAATTCGTGAGTATGCCCTAGAAACAGGAAGCATCTCAAATGTAGTTTGGAAGTTGAAGCGTAATGGCCAAGGAACTGAAACAAACTATACACTTATTCCATCAGCACCAGACAAGGAACCATTTGACTGGAAGGATATTACACCTTATCCTCTAGAGTCAGCACTCAAGAAGGTTCCTTATGCAGAACAAGAAGCGTTCTACTTGGGCTTTGATGGTCCGTCAGTAACTTCGTCTACCAACACTGATTGGTAAGATGAACTACGTAGGCTTACATGTCCATACCCACTTTAGTCTTTTTGACGGGATTGCTACTCCAGAAGAATTAGTAGACCGAGCAGTTGAACTTGGTATGCCAGCATTGGCTATCACAGATCACGGAACATTGTCTGGGCATCGGGAACTGTACCGAGTTGCAAAAGCAAAGGGCATTAAGCCTATTCTTGGGCTAGAGGGATATATGTGTTCTGATATATCTGATAAGCGTGATAAGAATGAAAGAGAAGGTCAGCAAGATCTTGTCTATAATCACATTATCCTTCTAGCCAAGAATAAAATTGGTTTAGAGAATCTAAACAAGATAAGCGAAATAGCATGGACCGATGGTTTCTTTAAAAAGCCTAGGTTTGATTTTAAGATATTAGAAAAATATAAAGAAGGAATTATTGTTTCTTCTGCATGCCCAAGCAGTGTGCTAGTAAAGGCTTTAGAGGAAGAAGAGTTTGCACTCGCTAAGAAATACATTAGTTGGTTTAAAGATAACTTCGGCAGTGATTATTATATTGAGGTTATGCCACACAACGAAGCCCACATAAATAAATACCTTCTGGATTTAGCAGATGAGTTTAACATTAAGGCTATTGTTACTCCAGATTGCCACCATTCTCACCCAGGGCAAAAAGAAATTCAAGAGTTTAAACTAATCATGAATACGCATTCTAAACTTTCTAAAGATGTTACCTATGCTAAGTCAGCAAAGTGTTCCAACATGATGGACAGACTAGATTTGCTTTACGGCAAAGACAGAGAAATAACATTCAATAAGTTTGATATTCATTTGCTTTCTTATGAAGAAATGAAAACAGCCATGAAGTCTCAGGGTATTGACAGAGAAGACATATACACAAACACTATATCTCTTGCAGAAACTGTTGAGGACTATGAAATTCAAGAGGGGCTAAATCTACTTCCTGTGCAGTATAAAAGTCCTGATAAAGAACTAGCAAAGATTGCATTAGAAGGTTTGGCAACAAGAGGATTGTCCGAAGATAAGCAATATATAGATAGACTTAATGAAGAATTAGAAATTATCAAAGATAAAAAGTTTGCCCCATACTTTTTGGTTGTCAGCAATATGATTAACTGGGCAAAGAAAGAAGAGATTTTAGTTGGTCCTGGTCGTGGCTCATCTGCTGGATCTTTAGTTTGTTATGCACTTGGAATTACAGATATAGATCCTATTCAGCATAACCTTTTATTCTTTCGATTTATTAATCCAGAACGTAATGACTTTCCAGATATTGATACAGATATTCAAGATACTAGGCGTGAGGAAGTTAAAGATTATCTCGTAAGACAATACAGACATGTGGCATCTATTGCAACATTCCTTCAATTTACAGGCAAAGGAATTGTTAGAGATGTTGCTAGGGTGCTTAACATTCCTCTGTCTGACGTTAACAAAGTTCTTAAGACAGTAGATTCATGGGACGACTACTGCACATCAAAATCAACATTAGAGTTTCGTGAAAAATACCCAGAGGTAGAAGAGTATGGAGAACAACTTCGTGGGCGTATTAGGGGAACTGGTATTCATGCTGCTGGTGTGGTTACTAGCAAAGATCCAATATTTAGATATGCGCCACTCGAGACTCGTTCTTCTCCTGGATCTGATGATCGTATCCCAGTTGTTGGTATTGATATGGAAGAGGCTGAGAAGGTTGGCCTTATTAAGATAGATGCATTAGGATTAAAAACTTTATCTGTTCTAAAAGATACTATAGACATAATCAAAGAGCGTGACGGGAAAAAGATTGATCTTCTTAAAATAGATATGGATGATAAGAATGTCTATCAGATGCTATCAGATGGATACACAAAAGGTGTGTTCCAGTGTGAAGCAGCGCCATATACAAATCTTTTAATTAAGATGGGTGTAAAAAATCTAGCAGAACTTGCAGCATCTAATGCTCTTGTTCGTCCAGGTGCAATGAACACAATTGGAAAAGACTATGTTGACCGTAAGCATGGTCGCCAGAACATATCCTATATCCATCAGGTTGTTAAAGATTTTACAGAAGAAACATACGGCTGTATTCTTTACCAGGAACAGGTTATGCAAGCATGCGTACACCTTGGCGGCATGTCCATGTCGGAAGCAGACAAAGTTAGAAAGATTATTGGAAAGAAGAAAGATGCTAAAGAGTTTGACATATTTAAAGATAAGTTCGTAGAGGGTGCTTCTCGATTTATTAGTCCAAATAATGCTCGTGATCTTTGGCACGATTTTGAGTCTCACGCAGGGTACTCATTTAATAAGTCTCACGCAGTAGCATATTCGACGCTGTCATACTGGACTGCATGGCTAAAGTATTACTACCCACTAGAGTTTATGTTTGCACTTCTAAAAAATGAAAAGGATAAAGATGCGAGAACTGAATATCTTATTGAAGCGAAAAGAATGGGGATTAGCATTAAACTACCTCACATTAACGATTCGGATATTGATTTTAAAATTGAGGGTAAGGGTATTCGGTTTGGACTCAGTGCTATCAAGTTCATATCTGATAAGATTGCAGAACGATATATATCGGCACGACCTTTTAAGTCTTACAAGGAACTTGAAGAGTTTACATTCACAAAGGGAAACGGAGTAAACAGTCGTGCTCTTCAGGCTCTTCGTGTAATTGGTGCAGCAACATTCCCAGACAACCCTAGAAACGATCAAGAGATTAAAGAGAATTTGTATGAGTATTTGAATCTTCCAGAGTTTAATATCACCATACCTTCACATTACTATGCTTTTATTCAAGATATTGTTGATTTTGAAGAAAAAGGATCTTATATATTTATGGGTATGGTAAAATCTATTAAGAGGGGAACAGGATGGTCACGAGTTGAAATTTTGGACAAGACTGGGTCTGTCGGTATATTTGATGATGAAAATACCGCTATTGAGACGGGTCGCTCTTACTTGGTTCTTTGTAACGATAACAGGATTGTATCTTTCATACCGTCTGACGAAATAAAGAGTTCGTCTCATGCACTAGTTAAATTTTTAGGATATAAGCAGTTGCCATATAAAGATGATGAAATGTTTGTTGTTTCTTTTAAACCAAGGGTTACCAAGGCAGGAAAGAAGATGGCATCATTGACTTTGGCAGATACAAAAAGAGACCTACACTCAATAACAGTATTTCCAACATCGTTTGCAAAGGCATACATGCATATTGAAGAAGGAAAGTATTATAAGTTTGATTTTGGAAAAACAAAAGACGGAACCGTAACATTGGAGGATGTACATGTCAGTTAGTATCGAAGAAGCATTAGCACAGTTAGACCCAAAGTTAAGAAAGAAACTTGGCAGTGGTATCGGAGTAAACTTTGAATATCAGCCCACACCTAGTTTCGGATTAAACAAGGCGTTAGGTGGAGGTTTGCCATATGGTAGACAGGTGCTGATTTGGGGAAGCAAGTCTTCTGCAAAGTCTTCTATGTGTCTTCAGATGATTGCCCTTGCCCAAGCCGAAGGAAAATTGTGCGCCTGGATTGATTCAGAGATGTCATACTCAGAAGACTGGGCTAGAAAGATGGGGGTAGATCCAGAAAAATTAATCTACTCACAGGCTAGAACAATTAGTGATATGGTTGATGTTGGAGTTGCCCTAATGAATGCTGGAGTTGATTTAATTGTGGTAGACTCTATTACGTCAATGCTTCCTGCAATTTATTTTGAAAAGGACACTGACGAGATGAAGGCTTTGGAAAACACAAAGCAGATTGGAGCAGAATCTCGTGACTTTAGCAACGCATGGAAAATGCTTAACTATGCTAACAATAAGGTTAAGCCTACTTTGCTTGTGCTTATTAGCCAGTCTCGCAATAACATTAATGCTATGTATACTAGCCAGCAGCCTTCTGGTGGTCAGGCTACTAAGTTTTATTCCTCATGCGTTATTAAACTATTTTCTTCAGAGTCGGATAATCAAGCGCTTAAAGGAAAGATTCAGGTAGGAGATAAGTTGATAGAAGAAAAGATTGGAAGAAAAATCCGATGGGAACTTCAATTTTCTAAAACCTCTCCAGGATTTCAATCAGGAGAGTATGACTTTTACTTCAGGGGAGATGTTTTGGGAGTAGACGCAATTGCTGATCTTGTTGATACGGCAGAGTCTATGGGGTTTGTAGAGCGCACAGGAGCATGGTACATTCTTCCAGATGGAACTAAAATTCAAGGAAGAGAAGGATTTATTAATAGAGTGAGAGAGGATCTTGATCTACAGGACATGATTAAGAATAAAATTAGTGGACAAGTATAGCGTTTACGAGGGCAAGTTCCCTTGTAAAGTTTGTAAAAAAGAAGTAAAAACTATTAGGGTATATCTTACAACTGGAATGGCTTCTTGGATGTGTTCTGACAAACACTTATCTGAAGTTCAACTGTTTAAGGTTGGTTATAAAAAAAGGAAGGTCGATGACCGAAAAGAGTGAAAGCAAAAGAATAGGTGCAAACCAGCACAAAAACTCTGGTCGTAATACCAAAAAAGGTGATGCTTCTTGGAAAAATTTTGTTGTAGATTTTAAAGAGGTTGAAAAATCTTTTACATTAAATAAAGAGGTTTGGGCTAAGGCTACTACCGATGCGATTAGGAATGGCAAGGATCCAGCCATTGTCGTGGTAATGGGCGAGGGTAACGCCAAGGTCAGGCTTGCTATAATTGAAATGAGTATTTTAGAACAACTAACGGAGGAATAATGGAGCAACAACAAACAACAATAGATATGGTAAATGGCTTGGCAGAAATTGCAGACTACATGGATGATCAGGAGTTGACAACTGCTCTTACTTTCATTGCTAAGATTATTATAAAGCCAGACATACCGCTCAACGTAGCAACTGTAGAGATAGTTAGACTACAGGCAATTGCAGCCAAAATGTCGCTCAAGGCTACTTGGATGGCAAACGTGGATAAGTCTGATAGGGGAAAGAAGAATCTTTATTACACTGCAGCAGAGTCAATCAACAATCTTGTTTCTGCTTTAAAGTACATAATCCGATAATCTGCTATACTTATACTAACAGAAACGAGTTAAAATGACAAAAAATTTACTACATACGGTTATGATAAAACAAGAAGAAAAGCCAGTTCACTCTATGGACATTGCTGCCCTAGAAGCAAAGATTAAAGAAGGATATACGATTAATCGTGTAGATAAGCACACTGTTAAAAAGACTTTTGCTCCTTCAACCATTGCATATGGGCACGGAGAGTGTGCGAGATATTGGTATCTTGCTTTTGATGGTCAAATGTTTGAAGATAATGCAGATGCGTATGCAGCAGCAAATATGACTGCTGGAACACTGTCACACGCCAGAATTCAGGCAGCAATGATGAATTCAGGGGTAGCAAAAATATATCGCAATGATGACAATGAGACTACAACAGAGTTTAAGATCACTCACAGCGATCCTCCTATCTTTGGATACGGAGATGTTATGCTTGATTGGCAAGGTGAAGAACTCATTGGTGAAATTAAAACAATGATGAATGAAGGTTTTGAATATAGAAAGGCATCTGGTAAGGCCAAGACTGGACACCTTATGCAACTACTTATCTATATGAAGATTTTAAAACGGCCAAAGGGTGTTATGATTTATGAAAATAAAAACAATCATGAACTTCTTTTGATTCCCGTAGAAGTAAACGATCATTACCGTCGGTGGGTAGACCAGGCATTTGATTGGATGAGGACAGTTCGAAAGGCATGGGAAGATAAAACTTTGCCAGTCAAGAACTATAGATCTAATTCCAAGATATGCAAGTCATGCCCAATTAAAAAAGCATGTGAGTCTGCAGGGACAGGCGTAATTAAAATAGCGCCCCTGGAGATTCTCGGTGAGACATTGTAACTTTTGTGATAAACAATTTGATCAGTCAGTATCCTATCAGATATATTGTTCGGTAGAATGTAGAGACCTTGCAACAAAAGAAAAAATTGCTGCAAGGTATTTACAGTCAAAAAGAGCCAAAAGAAAAGGAAAGGTAAGGCCTTGTAAATCTTGTTCAATGCCGTTATCAATATACAATGATCATCAAATTTGTAACACATGCTCTGTTAATCCAGATGCAGTTACCAAAGCATTAAAAAAGATTAAGGACAAGACAAATGGTAAAAAATAAATGGGGGGTAGATCTAATCCCTAAAGCCCTATGTTCAATTGATGCCAGCACAAATAGTTTTGCCTTTGCCTTATTTGATACCCAACAAAAAACATTGGGATCTGTTGGTAAAATTAATTTTGACGGAAAAGATATATACGAAAAAGTAATGGATGCAGGTAAGAAAGTAAAAGCATTTTTAGATTTCTATGGTGGCTTTGAAGGAATAGTTATTGAGCATACTGTATTTATGAATAGCCCAAAGACTGCTGCAGACTTGGCGTTAGTTCAGGGCGCTATACTTGGGGCAGCGGGACAATCTGGGACAAATGTAATTGGTAAGGTATCACCGATAACATGGCAAAATTATATAGGAAATAAGAAAATTTCTAAAGAAGAACAGTTGTACATTAGGTCACAAAACCCAGGAAAGTCAGATTCTTGGTATAAAACATATGAGCGTAATCTTAGAAAAGAAAGAACAATTAGATTTATTAATACTATATATGATCGAAATATTAGCGATAACGATGTTGCTGATGCCTGTGGAATAGGCCATTGGGCAATAAATAATTGGAGTAAGGCTTTGGGAGTTGACAAGTAATCCTATGGCTGCTAAACTATATACAAGCGAGGCTTATATGCGTAAGAGATATCTTATGGATAAAAAGACTCCAGAAGAAATAGCAAAAGAATGCGGGGTTAGCGTGGAAACAATCTATGTCTATCTTGCTAAGTTCAAATTAAGGAAGTCGAGAAGATGAAAAAGATACTATTGCCTATTGTTATATTAGTTGGTGTTGCTTCCTCATTGGCTGGAATAGCCTTGATTAGGTTATCTAAAAGTATGGAAGATTGGGAAGCATCATGGGAAGAAGAGGACGACAGTGAGTTCTGAAACACAGTTCACAATTGCACAGGTTTGTGATGAGATTAAAGAAATGCTCATTGCAAAGAATAAATCCTATGGAGATTCTGCGCTGAATCCAGTTAGAATTTTTGCTACCTCAGACAGCGTGGAACAGTTGCATGTTCGCATTGACGACAAACTGTCTAGAATAACCAGGGGTGGATCTTACATTGGCGACAATGATATAGACGATCTTATTGGATACTTGATATTGTTAAAAATAGCAAGGGAGTTAAATGGTGTCAACTGAAGATGATTTAGTTAAGCACCTTGATCAGGTTAATCAGGTAGTAGAAGAATATCTGAAGGGTAACGATCCAACTGCAATTTCAAAACAACTTGCCATACCACGACAAAAAGTTGTTACACTTATTAATGAGTGGAAGGTAATGGCTTCTGCTAATGACGCTATTCGTGCTCGTGCTAAAGAGGCACTTGCTGCAGCAGACACACATTATAGCAAACTAGTATCTCGTACATACGAAGTTATTGATGAAGCATCGATGACAAATAACCTTAGTGCAAAAACTGCTGCTATTAAACTTGTAATGGAAATTGAGTCTAAAAGAATTGACATGCTACAAAAGGCTGGTCTTCTTGAGAACAAAGAACTAGCAGAAGAAATGATTCAGATAGAAAGACGGCAAGAAGTTTTGATGGGAATTCTTCGTGATATAGCGTCTGAGTATCCTCAGATACGAGATGAGATTATGCGTAGGCTTTCTGATATTGCCAAGAAAGATGAAGTGATTACAATTGTCCATGATGTTTGATGATTTCTTAGAGGCACTTAAAGATAATCATTTTGAAGAAACACCAGTCGACGCAAAGACATTTGTTGAGTCACCAGATTATCTTGGTCAGCCAGGCCTATCGGATATTCAATATGACATTGTCGAGGCAATGAGCCAAATATATCGTAAAGAAGATTTAGAAAATTTGATGGGGTATGAAGAAGGTGCAAGATACTATGAAAAATATACTAAAAATGAAATTATCCTCCAACTTGGAAAGGGTAGTGGTAAAGATTTTACTTCTACTGTTGCTTGTGCTTACATCGTTTATAAGTTACTATGCCTTAAGGATCCAGCCAGATATTTCGGCAAACCCACTGGGGATGCCATAGACCTAATCAATGTTGCTATTAACGCACAACAGGCAAAGAATGTTTTCTTTAAAGGTTTTAAAACGAAGATTGAAAAGTCCCCTTGGTTTGCAGGCAAGTACAATCCTAAAGCAGATTCAATTGAATTTGATAAATCAATTACAGTTTACTCTGGACACTCAGAGCGTGAATCGCATGAGGGTTTGAATCTTTTGCTTGCTGTTCTTGATGAGATTTCTGGTTTTGCATCTGAGGTTGGCACAGGAAATGAACAAGGAAAAACTGCAGAAAACATATATAAGGCATTCCGTGGATCTGTAGACTCTCGTTTTCCAGATTTAGGTAAAGTTGTTTTGCTTTCGTTTCCCAGATATCCAGGAGACTTTATTTCAGAAAGATATGAGTCTGTTATTGCAGATAAAGAAGTAATAGAAAAGAAGCATGAGTTTGTAATTAATCCACTGTTGCCAGAAGATGATAAAGACAATAGGTTTGAAATATCATGGGATGAAGATCAAATACTTTCATACAAATATCCTGGAGTCTTTGCACTCAAAAGACCTACATGGGAAGTAAACCCTACAAGAAAGATTGATGACTTTAAGATTGCATTTATGACAGACCTTGGAGATGCAATGATGCGCTTTGCTTGTGTTCCAACATTTGCTTCTGACGCATTTTTTAAGCAGGCAGAAAAGTTAAGATCCTGCATGACAACTAGAAATCCAATAGATGATTTTAAAAGGTTTGATGAATCATTTAAGCCCGACCCAAATAAAAAATATTATGTACATGCTGACCTTGCACAAAAACATGACAAGTGTGCAGTTGCAATTGCCCATGTAGAAAAATGGGTAAACATACAAGTAATAAATAATTATGAGCAGGTCGCTCCAATAGTTGTAGTAGATGCCGTTGCTTGGTGGGAACCAAAGGTAGAGGGACCAGTTAATTTGTCTGAGGTTAAACAGTGGATACAAAACCTAAGAAGAATAGGGTTTGATATCGGAATGGTATCTTTTGACCGCTGGCAGTCATTTGATATTCAGAATGAGTTAAATCAGGTAGGAATGAAAACTGATACTGTTTCTGTTGCTAAAAAACATTACGAGGATATGGCCATGTTGGTATATGAAGAGAGACTTGTTTTGCCAGCCATAGAGTTGTTGTTTGAAGAATTGACTCAATTAAAGATTATGAAAAATGATAAAGTTGATCACCCCAGGAAGAAATCTAAAGACTTGGCAGATGCCGTGTGTGGTGCTATTTTTGGTGCCATATCTCACACTCCTAAGATTGTGGACTCTGAAGTAGAAGTTCATACTTTTAGGGATAGGCCACGCCAGGTTGACGAACTACCTGAAAACGTGATACAATATAAACCTAGTCAAATAGAAGACATTAAAGACTATTTGGATAGGCTAAAAACAATATAACCAAATGAATAATAAAAGGAGAAAAATGAATTCATTTAAGAAGATCGCTCTAGCCCTGGTTGCAGCCATGTCTTTGAGCACACTCGTAGTGACACCTGCAAGTGCCAATACCGTTTCCGTTGACGTAACAACTGAAATTGCTGGCGCAGGAACTGCAGCCTCACCATTCACAGTTAAGGTTCCATCTGATAACGTAGTAAGCGTCGCAGATACCTCAACTGTTACAAACAACGAAGCACTAATTATTACCGCTACAGTTGTTGCTGGAACACCAGTAACATTTACTGCAGTTGGTGCTAACACACGCCTCGTCTCTGCAATTGGTTCAACAGTCAATGCATCTGCTGGATCCTCATCAATCACAGTCACACCTGCTTCAACAACAGCGACTGTTTATGCATACACAACTACTACTGCTGCATCTGCTGTTACAGTTTCTGTAACTGGTGCAAGCACAACCATTTATCTTAAGGGTGTTGCAGGTCCTGCATATGAACTTAAGATGTCAATCCCTGCTTCAGGAAATATTTCTGGCAAGGTAACTGCAACTCTTGATGTAGCAGATATTTTCGGCAACGCTGTTGCTGATACAGTAACTGTTACCACTCTTGGTGGAGCAACTGCTGGAACTGTAACTGCTGATGCTCTTGTAACAGGTCGTTACACATCAGAGATTTCGCTTCCTGCTGCTGCTGGAACTGTTGCTGTTGGAGCATCTATTACTGCACCAACCTCTGTTCCAACAATTAAGTTGGCAACAACTTCACAGACTGCAATCGTAACAGTATCTGATCTTTCATCTGCACTTGCTGCTGCTAACGCTGCACTCGCTGCAGAAAAGGCTGGTCGTGCTGCTGATAAGGTAACTGCAGATGCTGCACTCGCTGCTGCTGTAGCAAAGGCTGCTTCTGATGCAGTTGCTGCAAAGGCTGCTGCCGATGCTGCTGCTATTACTGCTGCTGCTGAAATTGCTAAGTTGAAGGCTGATGCCGTAACCGCTAAGGTTGCTGCAGACAAGGCTCTCGCTGATGCACAGGCTGCTGCTAAGGCAGAACTTGATAAGGTCAAGGCAGATAATGCTAAGGCTCTTGCTGACTTGAAGAAGGCTTTCAATGCACTCGCTAAGAAGTGGAATGCAAAGAATCCAACTGCTAAGGTTACTCTTGTTAAGTAATTAATATAAAAGTTGGGGAGTGGGGAAACCTGCTCCCCATTTTTTATGTTATAATAACATAATGATACTT